CTTACTGAAGCTGCAAAGCAAAGAGGACTAGATGCAAAGGCTGACATGTGGCAGTTGCCTGCAAGTGAAGTTGGAGCGTACGCAGAAAAAGATGCAGAGCTAACTTTTGAACTTTGGCAACATGTAAAAAAATTAATTATCGAAGAAGATATACAAGATATTTTTAATCTCGAAACTGATTTGTTTCCTTGTCTGGTCGATATGCGTTTCCTAGGGGTTCGGGTAGACGTTGAAGCAGCTCATCAATTAAAAAAAGAATTAACCACCAGAGAAGAATTACTGCTACACCAAGTGAAAAAAGAAACAGGAATAGATACTCAGATATGGGCTGCCAGATCGATTGCTCAAGTTTTCGAAAAATTAAAATTGCCTTACGATAAAACCGAGAAAACACAGTCACCTTCATTTACAAAAAATTTCCTTTCTAATCATCCTAATCCGATTGTTAAGATGATAGCACAAGCAAGAAAATTAAA